CTTTTACTAATATTTTTGCTCGCATGGTCATACTAATCTCGCATTGAATGGTTCCACATATAATTGTGCTTGTTCTGTAATCTTTTGTAGATCATATTTGGCACAAAATTTCATAAATCTTATGCCCACTTGTGATATCTGTTTGTTTTCTGCTTTGGCTTGTGCAATGGTTTGATCTAACTCTTGCACAATAGCTTCTGGTTGTGCATGTAGATCAACCAGCAATCTATTACGCTCATAATCATCTATAACTCTATGTTCTACGCCTTCCGGATCCATCCATTTACTTAACATTAGATTATTCCAAGCATAACCTTTATTGGTTCTATCTTCAAATGCTTCTAACAAACCCACTTTGTTTTTAGTACCTTTTTTACGCACACCTGGGTATGCTGAAAATATGTTATCTGATGGATCACCTCTCATGGCTTTTTCAAATATGGTCCATTCTGCACTCTCAGTTTTTCGGTGTTCTCCAGTTTTGTTGTCTATCACAGGATTGCCTTTCTTATCAAAATAGCCCGCCACTGTTATGGTCTCTTCTGTGACACCATTGTATTGTCGCACATTGGGTGCTATTAATTGATTTAAATCTTTATCTGTGCTAATAATCACATGCTGTTGATCGGGGTGTAGATCAATCCAACGAGCTATGAGATCATCTGCTTCACATCTGCCATTCTGTAACACTGTGACATTGGTTTTATTACGGATAAAATCTACAAAATCATCATAGCACTCCCAAAACAATTTGTTTTCTTCCTGTTCTGAGGCAGTCATTGCCTGCACAGTTTCTGCTCGATTTCTTTTATAGGGAGCATAGTGATCTTTCCTCCAACTACGACCTTCCAAACAGAACACTACATGAGTGCCATCAAAATCATTCCAGGCTTTCTTGATAGAATTTAGGGTGATATGTATAGCCATACCAATCTTCTCCGAAGCATCTCCACGTATCACGTGTCTTGCTCGAAAAAAAGTATTAGCAGTATCGACCAATATATGGGTCATACTCTAAGATACCTCTGTCTTGCCGTCGTTTCTTCGATTGATTTGCACATAACCTGCACCAGTTATGTCTACGCCTTGCTCATTACCGATAGTTTTACATAGACTTTGAAACCAACGATCTACAATCTCTTCCTCTGATGCTCCTGTGTAGCCATTCTGTTTCAACATATTAACAAATTCGTCATTCCAATCCAATTCAAAGAATCCATTTCTTGGGTTTTCTGGATTCACATTCACTTGTAAAACCTTAACCATAGGCTCTTCACTCTTCTTAGCCTTTGTAACATTTGCGTTTTTTGTTTTTTTAACTTTCATATCCTTATTTTAATACACTTCTTGGAAAAAATCAATTGTTTTCCAAACATACTTTACCAAATTATGTTCCCCAAGCATTCTTAAACAATGGCACCTGTAATCTATCGCTGTATCTATAGCCCATTTTCATGGCTAGTTCTGCCACTGTTCTATTGTTCAAATGGTAAACACTTTCCACTCCACCCACAGGCATCAGATACACTGATCCCGTGAATCCTGCTGCTCTATAATCTTTCACTGCTTCGATTGCTTCATCAGCATCTTCTCGAGTAGCCACCACAAATTTCAAATACACATGACCCACATCTTGATATTCTGCTACTACTTCAGGTAAGATAGCATCTTCTCGTTTTTCTCCGCTCACGCTCAATTTTGCACTCACAGAGAATGAGATAGATTCTCTGGTTCTGCCATTTTTGCCACTCCATTCTGTGAGATAATCTTTAAAATCTCGGTGTAATTTTTGTGTGCCATTGGTTTCAAAAGTGATCTCTTTTAATGCCTGCATCTTGGCATGTTCCAATACATCCGGATATGATCTCTGCCAACCCAGCAATGGTTCTCCACCTGTGAATATAAAATGCTCATCGATCCATTTTTTATGAGGTAATATTTCCATGGTTCTTTCCACAATGGCATCTGATGTCAACATGGGAGATAGATCCTTGAATCGTGGATCCCAACTTGCATAGCTGTCGCAGCCTGTGCTCACCAATGGCAATTCTTTGTAATCTTTGAATGGAAATTTTTGGTGTTGTTCAAATACTCGATCATTCTCATCACTACGCATGCCTCGGGGCAAACCAAAGCCAGCACAAGTAAAGTTACAACCAAATGTTCTCAAGAACACAGAAGGTACACCCATATAGCGACCTTCTCCTTGTATGCTGTAAAATAATTCTGCTACTTTAATTTTGCTCATGTAATGCCTTTACTGCTTTTAATATATCTTCTATATTTTCGTCAGTTTTCTTTATTTCATTAGTTTGTCCTAAAAAAGGATCTGGAAAATCTCTATAGAGTGCATGTTGTATACTTTCCATATCTACGAGAGTATTCATTGCCACATGATGACCTTCTAATTCGCCAGTTCTGCGACCAACCATACTCATAGCATCATCTAATTGTTGCATGTTTCGAGTCTCCATCATTATGTGAAAATCAGGTAGATCCATGGATCTAAATCCCAATTTCATTCTCATAACTCGAAATGATTCCAATTTGCCTGCTTTTACTAACTCTCCAAGAAACGTGCGAATCTTATCAGCAAAATCTTTTGCATCAACCCCTTCTTTAGGATTGCACCATATGTGATAGATATCAGCCATTATTTTTTATCTTTTTTATCTAATCGGACCACGTTGCCGCTCTTAAAATGACCCACTGTCTCTCTCTGTATGTCGTCGTGGTTGAATTCTGCCCAGTAGAGCTCAAAAGCCACACCATCTTCCATACCTTCAAATGAGTGCATTAACCCTGGTTTGACTCTTGTGAAATCTCCTGGTCCTAATATGGTCTCATCGATCAGATCGTAATCTTTTTGCCAAACACGAATTTTCATCTGTCCGCTCACAACATAAAATCCATTCCATTTGAATTGATGTTTGTGTTTAGAACAAACTCCTCCTGCTTTAAAATCTATTCTATGGAACTCTAACACACCATTAGCATGTATTAACTCTGTTTGTCCCCAAATTTTTCCTGCTTTGTTGCTCATATGTATATTATACTGATATTTAGATTAGAAGTCAAACGAGTGATTATTTCTGCCATTCCTCCCATGGAAATACCACCCATTGAGGATTTTTATTTTTATCTATCTCATAACCATAATAATCAATCTTTACCGGAGATGGTCGATTATTGATTACTGAGGCGTATCGTATTCGTTCATGTCGACCAAAATTGTCCGTGATATATTGAAAAGTAGCGCCTGTATCGTTAATATCATCAATGATCAATATCTTTTTTTGGAAAGCAAACTCTCGTTCTAATACTGATAGATTAGGTTTAGCGGCATGATCTCTCAATCTCACATCAATCACTGCATGTTCTTTCTTCAATCTATGAGACAGATACACACCTGGAATACAACCACCTCTGTTAATACCTAATATGATATTGGGCATCCACATGTCATGTACCAGTTTATCTTCAATCTGTATCAGAGCATTACGCATCTGTATGTTAGTGAAATATAATTTTTCCACAGTTGTGTTATTTTCCATCAAATATTCTGTTTTGTATGTTATTGACTCTCACGAAGTGAGCACATTTGGGCATGTCTTTGATTCTTCTTGCACCGATATAAACACAAGAGCTTCGCACACCACCCAATATCTGTTCCACAGTGTCTCTCACCGGACCTCTGTTGTCCAACAGCACTGTTTTACCTTCGGTGCCTCTGTAACCATCTTTTCTTGCCCCGTGTTTTTCAAATGCCGATTCTGAACTCATGCCATAGAACACTCTCTTGCCATCTCGCAATTCTAATTCTGACTCATCGTGAGCTGCCAGCATGCCACCCAGCATGACAAAATGAGCACCAGCACCCAGTGCTTTGGCAATGTCGCCTGATTGGGTGCAACCACCATCAGCAATGATGTGTCCACCCACTCCATTGGCAGCGTCAGCACACTCCACTATGGCAGAGAATTGTGGCACCCCCACTCCTGTTTGTGTTCTTGTTGTACAAACAGAACCTGGACCGATGCCTATTTTTACAACATCTGCTCCATTGATAATCAATTCTTCAGTCATCTCTGGTGATACCACATTGCCTGCTATGATGATCTTGTCCGGATATTCTGATCTTATTCTTTTTACAAAATCTACAAATTGTTCATGATAAGCATTGGCAACATCTATTGTGAT